CGCCAATTTCGAAGTAATCATCCAACCACGGAACAGAGCGAATAGCCTGCTTCACCTCCTCCATGGAGGACTCTTCCAATGAGTTCATGTATTCGCGGGCACAAAGGATCACGCCGCTGATATTGGCTTCTGCAGCCTGATACGCTTTAACAGCAGTCATTAGTGCAAACGTGCGGGTTTTTGCGGAACCGCGTCCACCGTGCGCACCACGATAGCGGATGCCTTCTGTAGCGAATACGGGGACTAGCTTGGCCGGTATCTGAAGGTCAACTTGGCTTTCCATTGGCTGGGTCAACTCCTACCAGGCGAATTGTCGTCGGTCTCGGTGACATGCTGCCGTCCGGGCTGGTGTGCTCGACTTTTTGTTTGTTGCTGTATGCGTCGCCAACCTCTTTGGCGGCCTGTTCCATAAGCGATGCAGCCAGCGCCATGTTTTTCATTCCTTCAGCGCGGTTCATCATCCGGTCAAGCGCGCGGAGACGATATGCTTTGTTGGCGATCGGGATGTCGCTTAACTCGGTCTGGAAGCGCCTACGGGTTTCGTGGAATAGCTCAACCCATTTCTGCGCCAGCCCCCTGCCGTTTGCTTTTGTCGGGTCGTGGGATTCGACCTGCTGACGTGTGATGCTCAGGCCAAACTCTTTTTTGACCAACTCCACCACCTGGGATGGAGTATCGAAGCAGGCAAGGGACTGAACGATGAAGGCTTTGACCTCACCTTTCAGTGTCGCCATAGATTACCTGCCTGTCATAATCAGTCATATTGTTAGGCCAGCTTTAACATGCATGTGCCGCATGATCTGGCGATATCGAGGTGAGCTATTTCCGCTGGCGCATTAGCCGCGTCCACCAGCTCCTGTACTTCTTTGCTGGCACCGTATCGACGTACGACACCAGTGAATTCTTCGACGTCGTGGCCACGCAGTGTAAGCACTGGCTGCCCCGTCTCTTTGTTGAACTTCGGAGCGCCGAAATCATCAATGGCCTGGGCGATGTGGTAGAGCTCATGCTCTACCAGCGCGCAGAATTCGAGGTCACTGCATTGCGAGCAGTAATCGGCTGCCAGCGTGATGATGAACTTCGGGATGCGACCGAACCATTCATACATCTGCTGCTCCATCCGGGCCTTCTGCCATCCACCGGCGCGGAGCATTACCTGTTCAGCTTGGCCGAGAACATAGCGCCCTTTCTTCGCGAACGAATCTGACGCCCACATGAAGCAGAGATCCACATCTAACAGGTGTTCGTGGTCAGGGTTATAGATGCTTCCAGCATCGCTGAGGATTTGGCGTTTTATCCACTCATGCACTTCATTGGCGGGGATCATCCTGGTGTATGGCTGCCAGTTGTCGGAGTCGATGAAGTTACATGGCGGATATGGCCTGCAAACTTCATCGTTAACCATGAGGCGCTCCTTCATAACAGCATTTAAAAAGCCACCCGTAGGTGGCTGCGAATGATATATTAATTCTCAAAAGAATCTTTATGGAAAAAACCAATAAACCAGATTATAAAGTGACGCAATCAAAGAAAGGAAGCTGATGAATGCAAAGAAGATTGCAATTACTCCCGGTTTCCCCATCATATAGCTGACTACATCTTCTGAGTAAGGTCTCCCCCTTTCTTTCGCCGCTTTGATCTCAGCTCTTGCCTTTGAAAGCTTTCTCTCCGCCGTAATATGGCACAAGTATCCGAACACCAGAGCAATAATTAAAAAAACCATGAAGCCTGTTATAGTATTCATTAAACTAACCCTAAGTTTATGAGGTAACGTATTTTTTCTTACCACACTATAAATGATCGTAGTGTCTTAGCATAACAAGCCCTGTTTAACCCTACCTTTTTTGGTGGGTCATAGGGTCACTTCATGCGACACACAAGATTCATCTCCAACGCGTCACGCCGTCTCAATGGCCTCCCTGTCCGGTTTAGCCATGTATAATCCTTTTTTCGATAATCAGGTGAAGAACATATGATTCAAGATCTACTGCTCAAGGCAATTAGCCACGAAAGAATGCGTCAAAAACTATATGACCTTAACTGTTACTTTTACAACCGAAAACATGAGACTCAAATTCGTGATGAGCTTACTTTAATAATAAATAAAATCAGTAACCTAACAGCTTTGAGCGAGCATCCTAAGTGTAGGGCTGGTGCAGTAGATTTATCGATTTATGATTCATCGATTCCGGTAAGTGTAAACGGTGCTGGCATAGAGACAATCGAAATCAAACATCACTACCCGAAGGACTTAGTCTTGCCGCAAGTCAAAAGAGATATAGCGTTGGATATTTCAAGGGTAATATTTTCACCAACGACTCATTTTATCCACATACTCCAGCAGAGAACATTGAACGAGCGCCCGCCATTTGGTCAGGTTAAGTACCTTGAACGAGATGATGATGACATAAGTTTTTACGTGAAAGGCCTGGAGGAAATGAGCTTATTCCCGAGCAATTTCAAGAAAAAGAGCGTATGCATTGAAGTCCAATGCAAGGTGAAGTCAAAGTACACATTTAACGTATATTCCTTCGAAAAATCAGCAAATCCATAATGCTGACGCATTCTGCCATTACGATGGGTCTACCCATAGTGATGGCTAAATCCTGCTATAAATTAAATCATGCGAAATGACTGGAGCTTTCCAATGGCGATGACTCTATTTAAACAAGCCCTATGTATATTGATAGTGTTTGCCGTTACAATATTAGGATTAGAATTCTTCCTTTATCTTTCAAAGATTATTCCTACTGCATCGTGGTTTATTACATGGGCTGGAGGCATTACCTCTTGTGTGATTGGAATCTTTGTTGGAATGGCGGCATGGAGAGGGTTTGGCTTAAAAGAATATTAACCATTATCGAGGCTGCTTACGGTGGCATGAACTATAGCAATGACATTAGAAAGCCCGCTAGTAGCCGATTATCTCTTCAACTCGCATTTTTTTATTTTGTAAGTTCCTGCCATTCCAACTACAAGCCCCGCCATAGGCTTGCCTTTGCCAAACTGCGGTTGCTGAAAAATAAAATCATATGATGGCCTGCTAATGATTCCTCTCGCCAGCTCCTCTTTGGATAAGGATTCTAGCCCAGAGACATCTTTCAATTGAGTGTTGTTAACGAAGGATCCGTCTATCGAGATAGTGTTTTGTTGATAAGGTGGAGATGATTTGGATATCAGCCGTTCGTCCTGCAAAAGCAAGACCTCATTGACTAACTCAGTCTGATGGAAAACCACGGAGTACCCCCCATCGCATATATAAACAGGATCTCTAACCTGAGAAGCGTCAGCAAAAGCGTTTGTATTTATAAACAACCCAACCATTACGTATGATATGCGCTTATTGATCATGCCCACCCCCTTGTATTTTCTTTAAACGATAGTCGCGTTTTTTACATTATAAACCCACCAAGGCATGGTATTGAATGT